AGCTAAAGATATGACGTTTTCTCTTAATGTAGCAGTATCAATGAACACCTCATTGGTGATCATGTTCGCATTGTATGATGTAATGTAGGTATTATATGCTAGAACGTCTAAAATAGTCGAAAAGTTAGATCCCTCGAAGTCATAATCCGTAAAATTCGAGTTGGATTTAAGATATTCTTGTAAAGTTGATTTAACTTGGTCAAAATCCAAGTTAGAAAAGTTAGCTAATGGCATTTTTACCTACTTGACTGCAATACGAATTGTAATTCTTGTGCTGGAATGTCTCTTCCTATGATCAAATACCTTATAGTAAGGTCATAACTGTTATTATCATAGTTTGGTGACGCTTGAACATCGAGTAATTTTACTCTCTCCTCATAGTTTTCAATAGATTGAGTAATTTCATCTATAATAATAGTAGAAGTAATGTCATCTATGTTCTCAAAAAGAGATTCAGTGATACGAGAACCAAAGGATGCATTAAAAAACTTCTCTCCAGGCAACGTAAAAACAATATTACGAATAGAACGAGCAATTGCATTCTCATTTTTAAGTGCAATAAGGTCATCATTCAGGGGATTTGCCTGAAATGTCATACTAATGTCCTTAAATCCTTGACTAACTCGTTCTAGTGGCACTCTAATACACCAATTATTGTTTATTTATTAAGGATTGTATACTCCTATTCTGTAAGGGTCATAGAATCTACTTCATAATCCAATCCATCCTCTTCAAAATCTCCAAAAATCTCACTTTGTATTAAAGTATCACGTTTTTTAGGGGTTAAGTGGTCGTTATTAACCTCTCTTAGCATTTTTTTCTTGGAGTTTTCCATAATTTTGGTATGTTTTTACTATTTAACATAAAAAAAGGAGGGACTTAACCCTCCTTCATTATTTTCCTTGTCCTCGATACGCTTTTTTTGCTTTATTACGAGACGTTGCGGATAGTAGTGTGCGAGCCGAGCGTCCTTGACGAGTTTTTTTCGGACGTGACTTCTGATAAGCACCATCTGTGATGTTTGAAAGCATTGGCATTAGTTAATTTCCTCCATTTTACGTTGTACTGACTCCTCGGTTGCTTGAATTCTATAAGAAACCCCATCCCTACGAGAAAGTTCGGTGAGGATCTCTGAGGATAGATCCCATAACTCCTCTGTTTCGAGTTGGGTGTTCACCGACATCTTAAATAACCCTTGTCTTTTCATGTCCCACACGTATGCGAGGGTCACACCATGTCTCAATACCCATTTCCTTTGCGTCTAGGCAGAACGACACGTCCTCACCACACATATCCTGTACTGCACCTGACTCAAAGACTTGCATCTTAGGAGCAAACCAAGGGTATTCCATATCCTCGAAGACTCCCTTCTTAATAAGTACCCATCCAAAACCTGTATAGTCAACTGTGAAAGGCTTGTTGCGTTTGCCCATTGACTCAACAGTCTCGTGATTCATAACTCCCCCATTCTTACGGAAGTCTTCCTCTTCTAACCAGTGAGCGACTGATGTAGTATGTCCATCCTCTGTAGCATACCAACCTGCTGCGATCTGTCTTTCGTCACCTTCAGCAGGAATGGCAAGATCAGCAAGCTGCCAGAACTTATCAGCGTTAAACACAATGTCATTATCAATCCATAACTGATAATCATACTCTAATTTACCATCCCAAGGTTTCTGATCAGCACCACGAAGAACATTTGCACCTAAACACTTACATCGTGCAAAGTTAACCATAGAAGAGTAATCCTGAGATATCTGAATACTCATTCCAGACTGTACCATATCAAAGGACAGTTGTACAAAGTTCTTTAAGAAGGTATAAGAACAACCTCTACCAGGTAAACAGAATACTATCGTCTTTCCTTTCCATCTTTCTTTAATAGCAGGAATATCCCACTTTGCTTCTTCCTTTGTAGGAGCCTTTGCTTTAACAGTAAATCCTTTTGCCATAACCTTTTAGTTACCTTCAATCCAATTATACAACGATATTATATAGTTGTCAATTAATTAAATGCATATTGAAGGAAACCGAAACACGAGGAGTATCTAATGGATGTGGTTCAACAAAATGTGGAAGATCTGATGGAAATATAAGTATCTCTCCTGCTTTTGCATTTACAAATACACCCTCACACATACCTACTTCTGGAAATGCTTTATAAAGAGTATGTCGTGTATGTTGAAGAGGATCTGAGAATACTAGAGTGTTATTATTATCAGTAAGATACCATATACCAGCAAGATCACATCTAGGGTGAGTGTGCTGCATATTAAAATTACCTTTCTGATTTATATTCAACCACCAACTATCCATTGCTATCTTATCTTTAAATGGAAAGGAGTTTATTATATGATCCCTGAAAATATAAGGAAGGAAATCAGATGTCTGTGTAACACTCTGATACCCTCCCCTATTTGATCTCAGTTTCGATTCGTTTTCTTCCTGATACTCCAATGCCCACTCATATGCACCTCTGGGTAATTCATTATATGCTCTCCATATAGGAGTACTAAAGACTTGTTTAGTTTCTATCATCTAATAGGAATCATCACCACTGGGTTCTATTCTTATTGGTCCTCCAACACCCACTGTGGGGGCTGCCTTCTCATAACTCAAATCTCCTGCACTATAATCTGTCTTTAACAACCCTACCATGACGTTGAGCAACTCCCATGTCTCATCAAACTCTTCTTGCTTTAAATTATGATATATGCAACGATCCTTCACGTAGATATGGTATGTCGTTACATCATCTTCTATGGGCATTTTTTTATTGGGGATTTTTTTTATATATGAAACCTGAAAAGGTCAAAAAAATTTTATCTGATTTTTATATATACATCTCGTTTTCGGTTCGTTGTAGGTTAGGAAGGTTCCTTTTTTTATAAACGGGGGCAACGCGACGCAGGGCAATAACAACGTAGGGGGGCAAAACACTGTCAAACACTGTTATATAACATCATAACATTATACGAGGTTTATGTCAACAACTGTGTGTCCACTATGTAACATATAACCACGCATATTATAGGGGGCAGACTGTTAAGAACTGCCCATAACGGTTTGTATTATTTAAAGTGCTGTATCTTCCACCTCCACAATATCATCCAGAACTGCCAAAATATCCACTCCATTGTTTGCATTTTCTAATAGAAACTCTGCAAAGTTCGGTGATACTCTGTTGGTGTAATCTGCCATTGGTTGTTGTTACTTTCAGTGAGTAAGTCTCTTCACTATAAGGACACTTTAAACGCTTCAGTTGTTAATACAAATCCTCCGCAATATTCAAATCTTCAATGTAACTCTGGCAGGATTCATTCTCTTGAATATCTAACACTTTATCCCAGTCAATTTGCCGTGGGTTAAAGTCATCCTGCACGTCTAATTCCAGTGTTATTCTATACTTAGTCTTCTGCCCGTAAGTGTAAGAAACTGTCATGGGATTAGAGAGTTTGAGTGTATACTTTATTATAATACTTCTGTGGAAAACTGTCAAGTATTATGGGTATATTTATAAGTAATTGTTGATATTATGATAATTGTAATATCCTCACAAAATATAAACGAGGGATTGACAATTAAACCGAGTTCGTGTTATACTCTGCTCGGTAAGATCACTATAAAATATCACATTAATCCACATATATTCCACAGTTATTAACAACAATTCCACACGTATTCCACACTATTGTTATTACTTTTCCACACACTTGTTGAAAACCTATACATTTAACGACCCTATTTATTAGACCATTTTTAATACCTTTTTAACCTTATTTGCATTGATAAGTAATAGTTTTCCACAGAAATACCCCTAAGTTGTGGAAAACTAAGGGGCAATGATTGTATATCAGTGAGTGTTACTTAGTAGTAGGAATAGCACCCTTCCGAGTATAATATAGAAGATGAAGTCTGTTACCTTTGAGAATACTTTCAATCTCTTATCCTCCTCCTTGATTAGCAATTACTACCTCTGATTTAACGTCTATTTGTTTAAACAACTCAATGATTTTTAGTGCTTGTGAGTATGTTTGAAATGACATATATTTGCATTGAATAGTATCAGGAAACCAGTAACGAATAGTAGTGTTCATTGTTAATTAATAGTTGTGAATTGTCCTATAAGGTTTATAACAATACTGCTTATCTTTCTCATCTTGTTTATACTTAGCGTCTCTATATTCCTTTATTTGTTGTGCATGATAGGACTGTAATTCATCTGTGTTCATAGTTAATTAGTAGGATAGGATTGAGTGTATATTTGTAATAGTTTATGATCTCTTTTTGCTGCCCATACATTAACACTTACTACGAATATTATACCACTAAGTGTTAGTAATGTCCATCTAGTTTTGCTCATGATTGTGATAAGTGAATAGGGTAATCTATGTCTTTAAACTTACCATAACTGAACTTACTNTCAATAACAATTTCCTTATAAAGATTCTCATCAAANNTATANTTAGTCATTCCCATTTTGTCTACTAATGTATCAACTTTATCATTGTAATTATCCTCTGTAAAAGTATCAACAACTGGTGCTTCCTTATGTAATATACTACCTTTATATTGTACCTTATTAAGTATCTCACATCTATGAATTGCAAGAAGTAAATTATAATCAACTCCCTCCCAATCTTGCCACTCTGAAACA